GTAACCACTGCTGATAACACAGTGACAGTAGTTTTTGATAATATGCCTTTCACAACTCCAGGTAAGAATAAAAAATATGTAATGGTAAGTTTAGATTTTGCTCAATCTACAACTCAAACTCATGGTGCAGCCCAGGACTATTATTCTGGTTCGATCAGATGTGGAATTATGACACCACCAAACAGAGGAAGTGCCGTGGCATCTGCTATAGCGGAGTCTGTAATTGATGGATTAACTTCAGTAAATGCTGCAAACTATAGTGACACATTTTCTGTAAGTCCAAGAGTATCTGCTGTGCAAGGTCCGACTTCTGTTACTGTAGAGGGCGATAGTCATTATCTATCTGTTGTAAGCTGCGAATTTACTGCTAATGCCTAGACCATTTAAAAAATTAGCTAAAGATATTGAAAAAGATATTTTAAAAGGCAGAAAGGAACTAGCCAAAACTATCGTCAGAACACTTACTGAAGAAGGTCCGTGGTGGACAGGTACATTCGGTGAGAACTGGGTCGTATCAAAGAATCCAGTGCAGCCTACTAAAAAGAGAAAACCAGATTTTCCTGCTTATATGATGCCAGATCGTACAGGTAGAAGAATAAAAAATGCAAGAGTACCTAATGTAGCTTTAGGTCAAGATTTATATGTAGGTAACAAAGCTAAATATGCTGGTTTTGCAATAAACGCACCAGGTCAAACTTTACCTAACTTTGCAGGAGAACAGGTAACTTATAAACAACATAGTGAAGAACGTAAAACAATAACAGCAAGAAAAGGTCCAAACTGGTACAACATCTATACAAAAGGTGGATTAATTAATGTCGATATAAATAAAGCATTTAAAAAGGTTGGCTTTAAATAATAAAGTAGTAGTATAGTTAGTAAGTACAATAATTTATTTTGCATGGCAACAGAAAGAGCAATCGACAAACTGAAAAGAGCTTTCAGCATAGACAGTAAAAGGAGTTATCCTATTTATAGAAATGGAGAGTTAATTTTAAATGTATATTGGCGACCTTTTACTATTGCTGATAGAGATGGCATAAATGCTACTCTAGTAGCAGCGAACAGAGGACAGGAAGAAGGAAGTTTGGATTTTGCTTTACAGGTATTAATAAATAAAGCGGAAGATGAAAATGGAAATAAACTATTTTCTGAAGGAGATCGAGCCAGTTTAAGAAGGGAGATACCGATGGCGGTACTTATAGAACTGATGACTAAGATGCAAGAGTTGGGTGAGGAGGCTACTCCTGATGCGGTAAAAAGCACATCTGAACAAGAATAATTATTTATATCTACAGTTTTTTATTGCTGAACAATTAGGGATGACTCTAGGTGATCTCAAGAAAAAGATGACACTGGAGGAACTCTATGCCTGGAACGCATATTTTACATTAAAAAGTGAAAGGGAAGAAAAAGCCTACGAAGATGCACAAAAGAAAGCTCAATATCGTAAGGTACGCTAAAGTATAAATAATGTTTTTTAAAAAATAGTGGCTGGCTCTAATTACGAAGTCAATATTAAGCTGAACCTTAAAAGTGTTAATAAGCAGTTAAATAATCTTGAAAAACGTATATCAAGAATAAATAAATTAGCTCAGGGTGGTCGAGCCAGTAGAACAGTAAATAAAAATGAACAGGAAAAGTTAAAGTCAGCAACTAAGAGATTTCAAATAGAGACTAGAACTACAAGAGAGCAAAAGAAACAAACTTTAGAAAAACGCAAACAATTTAAAATAGATCAAGACAATTTAAAACTTATAAACCAGAAGAGCACTGGAGGAGGTCGATCCACTGGTGGTGGAGTTGTAGGAGGAGGAAACAAAGGGAAAGGTGGAGGAGTTTTATCAGGTGCATTAATTAGTGGTGCGTTTCCACTTTTATTTGGTCAAGGATTAGTAGGAGGTGCTGTCGGTTTTGCTGGTGGAGCTATAGGAGGTAAAATAGGTGGTCAAATGGGGGGATTTGCAGGAGGTCTTATTGCTACTGCTGGTTTAACTTTATTAACGAATTTTAGAGATGGTATAAATGATTTAGGAAAAGCACTCGACCCAACAAATATAAATATTGAACAAAGTATTGAAAAGTTAAAAATTATAAACAGAGCAAGAGCAGCAGAAATAAAATTAATTGAACAGTTTCAAGGATCTCAAGCTGCATTAGCTGAAATCACAAAAGACACTGCAAAAGTTATTGGAAATGATGGTGTAAGAGCTTTGAGAGAGTTTGCTGACACTATGAAACTAATAGGAGGAGGTTTTAGTGCAGCACTGTTAAAAATACAGGCTTTCGGTGCTGAGATATTTAATAGAACATTTACATTTACAGGAGGAGACTTAACTAAAGCAAAGGAAAATTTAGGTGCAGATAATCAACTGGTAAAAGATTTAGGTAAAACTAATCAAGCATTATTAAATCTACAAAATACACCAGGAATGACAAGTGCACCTGATAGAAAATCTATATTTCGTTCTTTTACTGATTTTAGTGGAACAGGTACATCTTTACCTTTAAGTGAAGAAGGCGAGAGAGAAAAAATTAGATTACAAAATTTAAAAAAAGAACAAGAATTTACAATAAAATTAACAGCAGCCCAAGAATCTGGCTCTCGTTTTCAAAAAGAAATAGGTGTAGAACATAAAAATTTATTAGACACAATGCACAATGAATTAGCCGTACAAAATAGAGTTTTAGAACTTAGAAAAAGTGGTTTAAATCCATCACTAGCTAAACAAGTATTTTTAATTGAAAAATCTGCTGCTAATGTGCAATTAGGATTTGAAAACGAAATAAAAGGTTTAGATGAACTAATTCAAATAGAGATGAATAGAAAGGAGATTAATAATGAAAAATTACAGTTATTACAAGCTGATAAAAAAAGTCTTGAGGACCAACTAAAACTAAATGCTGATAATTTAGAACTAGAAAAGAACAGGGTTGTAACAGCCAATAGATTAGCAAGAGCAGCACAAGCTACTCAGGATTCTTTTGATAGCCTAAGACAAACCATATCTACAGATTTAGCAGACGGTATTCAGGGACTTATCCGTGGAACGACTACTTTAAATCAAGTTATGAATAATGTGTTGAACAAAATGATTGACGCAGCATTTAACATGGCTTTTTTTGGTAATGCAGGAGGTAGTTTGATACCTGGAAGCGGTTTGTTTGGAAATATATTTAAAGCAGAAGGTGGGCCAGTAAAAGGAGGCCGTAGTTTTATTGTAGGAGAAAAAGGACCAGAAGTATTTACACCTGGAGTATCAGGAATGATTACACCAAATCATGCTCTTGGTGGATCTACAAATGTAGTCGTAAACGTAGATGCTTCTGGTTCTTCTGTTGAAGGTGATGAACAAGGTGGTAGAGAACTTGGTCGTGTCATCTCAGCAGCAGTACAATCTGAATTAATACAACAGAAAAGACCTGGAGGTTTACTTGCATAATGGCTACCTTTCCTTCTATTGCTCCTAAATACGGACAACAAAAAAGATCTAAACCTTTAACACGCACGGTTCGCTTTGCCGATGGGTTTGAACACAGAATTTTATTTGGATTGGCAGAACATCAAAATCCAAAAATATTTAACTTCACCTTTGAAGTTTCAGAATCAGATGCAGATACAATAGAAACTTTTCTTGACGCAAGAGCAAATGATAGTGCCAGCTTTACTTTTACACCACCAGGAGAAGCAAGTTCTTCTCAGTTTGTCTGCGAAGCATGGAGTAAATCAATACCATATTTAAACAGAGCTACAATACAGGCCACGTTTAGAGAGGTGTTTGAACCATGAGTACTGGTCCTGTTTTCAGTGAAGTTCAAAAGATAAATCCTTCAGCAATTATTGAACTTTTTGTATTACAGCTAGACACAGCATTACATGGTGCTAATACTATTTATAGATTTCATGCAGGATCAAACTTAAATGCTAATGGTGAAATAGTTTTTGCAGGTAATTCATATTTAAGATTTCCTATCGAAGCTACAGGTTTCGCCTATCAACGTGGTCAACTTCCAAGACCAAAGGTAATTATAAGTAATGCAACAGGATTAATTTCATCTATCTTAATCAGTGTTAATGAGGTAACAGCAGGTAATGATCTTACTGGTGCTACTTTCACAAGAATAAGAACAATGGCTAGATTTTTAGATGCTGTAAACTTTCCTGGTAATACTAATCCTTTTGGCACACCAGATCCTACAGCAGAGTTTAAACGTCAGATATTTATTGTGGATCGTAAATCAGCAGAGAATAGAGAAATTGTAGAATTTGAGCTTGCAGCGGCTACTGATATGGCAGGAGTACGAGCACCTAAAAGGCAGTGTACTCGTGCTTTATTTCCTTCTATTGGCACGTTTAATCAATGACTTGGCGAGATGATGCGTTGGTTCATGCGAAAGACCAAGATCCAAAAGAATCTGTTGGTTTACTTCTTAATGTCAGAGGTAAGCAAAAATATTTTCCCTGTGAAAATCTAGCTATTACAGATCATCAGCATTTTATTTTAAATCCAGAAGATTATGTAGATGCAGATAAGACAGGTGAGATTATAGCTGTAGTTCACAGTCACCCAGTCACACCACCAATACCTAGTCAAGCTGATCGTATCAGTTGTGAGCATAGTAAACTTCCGTGGCATATTGTTAACCCCAAAACAGAAGAGTGGGGAGAATGTATTCCAGAAGGTTACGTTCCAGATTTATTGGGTCGTCCGTGGGTATGGGGTGTTACTGATTGTTGGTCACTAGTTAGAGATTGGTATAAGCAGGAAAAGAATATTGAATTGAAAGATTATGAAAGAAATATGACTCCACAGGAGTTTTTAGATGATCCTTTGTTTGAAAGTTATGCGTGGAGAACAGGATTCAGAGAACTTAGAAGTGATGAAAAGTTAGAGAAGGGAGATGTGTTATTAATGTCTATCATGCACCCAACTTTAAATCATGTAGCTATTTTTCTTGGAGATATGGTTTTACATCATTTAGCAGATAGACTATCTTGTAGAG